CACGACCAAGGAGTGTCACGGTCAATTTCGACGTCTGCGCCAGTCATCAAGTTCTTCACAGTCTTCATTGTGGGAAAGAACTCAATGCGATAGCCTCGGCTCACGGGCCACAGTTCGTATTGCAGTTCACGCACTTCACGTTTCATTTCTGCTGCATCACGGTTGCGCCAAACAGTGGTGCTGACAAGACGCTCACCGCTTTTGGTGCGACGGTCTGTTTTGTAGATGTACACTGTGTGATCTTGTTTCATGTTCAGCTCCTGTTTTGCTTTGCTATGTGTATATTATAGCAAATTGGGCAATTTTGGTCAACCAGAATCTGTTGTAAAAAAGTTAACACTTTAGTATTATTTTTTAGTTTGCTAGTTTTTCCGAGACCAGTGCTTTGCTCAAACACACAAGATTGCCGGCTACCAAACCATCAACATTATACACAGAGCCCACATACCACACACCATCTCGTATGATGTAGTAATATTCGGCACCGCTGTTGTTCACACGAGTCATGAAGTTTTCGAATGTGTGATCCACTGAAAACTCGCAACCATTTTCCTTACGATCGCGACCGTAAAAAGTAGTGATACCTTCTGCAGGACTCTCAAACGAATGCTCAACGCCATCAGGGATTTCGATGTTTTGACGCAGGCTCGACACATCTCCCAGGGCCACCAGGTGATTGGCCTTGGCACTGTCATAGTGTTCAAGCAGAGTGGCGCCAACCCCACTGAGATAGCCATCCCAATGAATGTAAATGCTTTTGCACTTGTCACCGTGCATGACACCAACGCGACTACGAGTACCCATGATTATTGACCTTCCATAACGTAGGTTGAAAGAACCCATTTAGCACGGTTCAGCAGTTGGCGCTGATCTTCCAGAACGTTGGCCAGTGTGTCTGAATCGTACGGTCCATAAGAGACCATTTCTTGTGCATCGCTCATCAAGCTCATAGCATACATTGCCGGGCCTGAAAAACGATAGGTCAGACTTTGTTCTACACACTCACGCATTTGGTCCACAGTGGTACCATACATGCGAATTTCACGGCGGTCTGATTCAGTCATGTCGCGCATGTAGCGGCCTTGGAGGTCAAACAGTACACTCATTCGGGCTCCTTTTTGTTAAACTATGCTATATTATAGCAAATTGGGAATAATTGGTCAACCAAAAGCTCGGATCATACCCGAAATGCCAATGGCTATGCTCACAAGGTTAACTGTGATCTGTGGCTTGTTTCCTACACGCCAGGCCCAGAGAAAAAACATCACAGTGCCCAGCAGGAATGTAATGATGTTGTAAGGATAAGCCGCAGGGCCCACAGCGTTGAGACTGTGCCCTGCAATAATTAGGACAGCGCCTGCCCACTGCAAGATTTCGTTGAGTTCTATTTTCATGTTTAAATTATAGCCGATCTTGCAATTCTGGTCAACCAAAATTTTAAAGGAATTGAACAGTTTGACGGATGCTTCGGTTGAGACGGATAATCTTGCTCATGATTTCCTGGAGTTGCTGCTGCAAAATGGGTTCAGCTTCGCGGGGTACAGCGTTCATGACTGATTGTAAACGCATAGCGTTAGCAACCAACTCTTGCTTCTTAGTCATTTTCTTGACCATGTCAGCATCTACTAGAGCTTGGCGCCCGCCTACTAACATCTGTACTTTTTGCATGTCAACTCCTTGTTGCTGTTTATGTGTATATTATAGCCGATTAAACGATTCTGGTCAACCAAAATTTCTGTGAGATTTTCACAACAAAAAACCCTGCGCAGGGCAGGGTTTTTGTGGTTATTTTACAACAATTTGTTGTAAAATTAAGTTGACACAATTAGAAATTGTATTCTATGCCAACACCATATTGTTTAATATCGGCCACTGATGTTACATTATCAATGTTAGCCCAACGACCATGCAGAGTCAATGATTTGCTCATCGAGTACGCCACACCAAGTGCCTTGGCAGTTACGCCAGTGCTGGTTTCACCGTAGCTGCCCAACAATGCAACTTGTGAATTAAGTGCTTGACGAACGCCCACGCTCTTACCTGTGCTGCCAACACCAGACACTTTGTCATCGCTGTACATGCCAAACACTGTGGTACCTGTTTTGGCCACAGTATATTTGGCACCAAGGATGGTGCTTGAGCTGTTTACACGGTTGCTGTAACTTGCCACAGTAACAGATACTGGACCTACTGCGTAATCAATGCCGGCAGCATGTGCATTGGCCACACCAGCTGTTTCGCTGTTGGACACTGCGTAGTTACCTTTGAATCCAGCCACAGTTGGGGTGCTAACAAATACTGCGTTTTGCAAACGGCTACCTTGTGCATTGTGAATTGTGGCTGCGGATGTACCATACGCATTTTCCATCACATCAAAGTTATCCAACACACGAGTCACACTGTGCTTGTCGCGGCCTAGACCAATGGAACCAAACTTGCTGTCCAAACTGAACAGAGCAGTGCGATCACCCAGTGTGGTAGCTCCTGGTGCGTCCATTAAAATTCCAGTTTCAACCACTGCACTAGCAGTGATCCCGCTGCCAACATTGGTTGTGGCCTTAAATCCCAGGCGACTGGAATCATTGGTCAATCGTGTCAATGCACTAGCAGTGCCCAAGGTATAAGATTCTTGATACTGACGGACTTTGCCATAGATGCTGACTTGAGGGGTGGTTTGTGCCTGAGCAAAACCTGCGGCCAATGCCAGGGCCAATAGTAAAGCATATTTCTTCATGAAGTTTTCCTTTTAAAAAATTGTTGTTATGTACCCGAAGGCACATTCTTACTTAGCTAGTATAGCAATGTAAGTGCTATTTTACGACTAAATTGGCTGCTTCTGCCTCGGTATATGTGCTCGGAATCAAGTTTCCCTGAGGAGGAATTGAATTGGGTGTGCTAGGAATCACTGTGTCTTGTCCAGCCCCAGCAGCATCCAGAACAAATATATTTTTACCTTCTCTCAAACAAGCCACTATGGCTTGCCCACCTTGTGTGCTGAGATTGGCAATGGTTTCAAGAAACTGTGCAGGTCCATCTTGTTCTGTATTGACTCCATAATCAGGCAAACTCTGTACCAAACTCATAATTGGACCGCGGCTGGTTGTATCTAAATTGGCCACGTCTATGCTGGCTAAAGAAAGATTAGTATTCTCTAAATTGAGATTAGCAGCCATGGAAATAAAATTATTGTTTAATACCAAAGATTGTGTAGGATACAAACTTTCAATACCAGCAACTTCAGCAGCGGCCACAGTGATCAATGCATTCAGTGCCGCATCAGGATTGGTATAAGTTCCTGCGCCTGGGCCCGGGGGGATGACCACTGTGTCGTCTATACCTGTATTATAAACCCCATCCACGGTATTTTGCATTCGAGTGTAGATGATAATTAATGTGTTCAGGATTCCATCTGATGTCATGCTATTGAGTGTGGTGGTAACATTGGTAAGATCACTAGTGAACGGTACCCCGACTGCTGCACCCAACAAATCAGTTATGACCAATGTCCCATTGGGACCTGTTCCGGTTGCATACGTGTTGGCATAGAATTCTGCCACAGATGGCGGAACTGCTGTGGTCAATGAACTTATAAGATCAAGGTTTCGAGTGGTCTCCATGTTAGCAAATGCTAACGCCAACTGTATCAAACTCATGTTGTTGATATTTTTAATTTGTTGCAAACTCACCTGCATGGCCTTGCAAGCCAATGCCTGATCTGGTGGGATGATCAAACTCAATCTTTGATATGTGATCATATTACTACCGCCCAAGATCAACACATATCGTGGCAAGTAAATCAACAACTTTGAATTCACAGCGCCTTGATTGTTGTCGTAGATGGCGCGAAGCACAGTCGATGTCTCTTGATTGTAAGTTCTCACTGTGAGACTGGGATAGCTGTTAGGGAATATCTTGACTGGGTTTAACAAGTCAGCCATGTTATTGATATTTGGTGTGCTTACTCCAAACACGGCCAGCACCTGTTCTAGTTCTGTGCCGGTCACAGTCAACATGCCCTGATATGCCAGTCGTTGCAAATTGTCACTGACTGTGACATTTGGATTTGCAATGTCGTTGATATCAGTTTGGTCAATTCCTGCCTGAATCAATGCATTGCTTACCCCAGGGGTGAGATTGGTCAATGAAGCCAATCGTCTCAACAACGAAGCTGGTGATCCAAAATTACCAAGGTCAGAAAGATCAATCAGTTGTCCCAGCGCAGCTAGATCAGCACCAAATGTCAGCATGGCCAAATTCACATCACTAAGATTCCCAGTGATCAAACTGTTCATTGTAGTAAAAGTTGACCCTAGATAAGTCTGACTGTTGATACTGGCATTGATATAGTTGTTAGTTGCACTCACATAGCCTTGTGCTGCTGGAAACACCTGTGCAAACACAGTCACGTTGCCATTGCCAAGATAACTGTTGCCTTGTTCAGTGATTACCCCGGTGAATCCTGAATTCACATTGATTCCCAGATCAAGATAACCCGCAGGCGTATTGTCAGCCAGTGCCGGTACTGTGGACGAGCAAAACGATGCCATATTGGCCAATGTGTTGGCAGTGATGCCAGCTGGTCCTGAGTTGGCTATTGCAGCAAAGAAAGGAGTAAGCAAAGTGGTACCAGTGTAAGAAGTTACAGCAGCGGTCCAGGTATTAGCAATTCTGATGCCACCGTTGTTGCTCAGTGTAGCACCAGCAATCATTTGTAAAGGAGTTAGAATACCAATGGTCATTGTTTATCCTGCAAACACAGTTGCACTACCACTAGCTACAAACGTACAACCAGCAAGGCCATCACCAACTCTTGCCAACGGCTTGCCGCCGACAAATACTGTAGAACTTCCACTTGAAATTGGTGCCACGTGCGGCTGACATGGCTTGCCTGGGCGCAAATGAGGCGTACTGAGATCGCCAAGTCTAGCAGCAGGTTTTGAATTGACAAATACTGTGGCACTGCCTTGAGCAATGCTAAATCCGCTGCAATGCGGAACTCCTTGATCACCCAATCTCGCTACTGGTCGCATACGCTTTCTCCATAAGTCTATTAAACAGACCCAGCCAGGCGTCAATTTCTTTGTGCTGCTGTTGAGTATGCGGCTCCGGAGGGATTTCCGGAAGAAATTCTATCACATGGTCCAGGTCGTCTGGGATATCGTCATAGCAATCGTATACTTCAATTATATCGCGCCTCATGATTACAAATCTATGTCCCATATTGTATTTATAGGAGCAAAAACTCGTATCAGCCCAAATGTATACTGGTGGTGCTTTGCATGTATTGGTCAGCAAATGATTTGTCACTGGCCACCGCAACAGTTACTGTGAGTTTACTCAAGTTGATATCTTTGTCTGGTGCCACAGTGAACAGGTATGGCATCAACCCTGGTCCCTTGGCACCCATGGCAATTACCATGGGTTTTGACAGTTTGTAATGTGTAGCAGTTTCTTCATTGAGTCTTGCCACCAATTCTTCACCTGATGTGAGTTTGAGTGTGACTACTTCGCCTGCGCTAACGCCTTTGTCTATTAACATAATTTTAAACTTTCTTTTGAATTAACATTTGTAATTTACTCCCCATATCCGCCAGCAGTTTCTTCAATGTATTTTTTTAATTCTTGAAACCCCCCAATGTGGTTGTTATGTACAAAAATTTGTGGTACTGTTCTTGCTGTGGGCACTGCTTCTAACAAGTCTTCTCGGGTGTATCCGTGCCCAATTTTCTTTTCTTCATATGCAATATTGCGTTGCTTTAACAAAGCTTTGGCTTGGTCGCAGAATGTGCAATTGTCTTTTGACCAGACGATGGCTGTCATATTTTTCCTTTATAAATTTGGTAGTTGATCATAATCAAGTTCAGACGACATAATACCAATTACGTAGTTAGTTGACTCATTTTCTTGCAAGGCCGTCTGTTTGCTGGATGTTGAAACATGCTTGTTGAACCATGGAATAGGTGTGCTGCGTGGTGCTGCGGTTTGATATTTGATACCAATGTCTTTGAGAGCACCAACTGCTGTGTAGTCCACAAAATCTTTGAGAATGTTTGCATTGAGACCAATTACTGGACCCATCTTGAACAAATGCTCAGCCCAGGCTTTTTCTTCACGGATCACATCCTGATACAAGGCATACACTTCTGCTTCGCAGGCGTCTTTGACCGCAGCAAATCGGTTGTCTTCTTTGATAACTTGGTTGATAAGATATGCAGTCCATCCTTTGTGCAGCAATTCGTCTTGCAGAATCAATCCAATAATGTTGCCATTGCCAATGAAGATTTTGTTCTCTACCATGGCCAAGCTAGTGGCAAACGATACCATGAATCGGAATGCTTCTAGTGCATAACTGGCATGCAATGCCATCCAAATTGCTCGAACATGTTCACGTTCTTCCACCGGTTGCCCTAGTTCTTTTGCACAGTTGATTCTGTGTAAGTCATCATAATATCGTCCTACACTTGATGCCATGTCTACAATTTCTGTGGTGTCATGAATGGTATTGAAAACATCTTTAGGCACGTTATAGATATTACGAATGATATGGCTGTAACTCTTTGAGTGGATATTTGTTTCAAAGAATCCCCAGTTATACATCAATGCTTCTACTTCGGGCAAGCTGCATACCGGCGTGAATACCTGTGTAGGTCCACGTCCTTGCAAACTGTCCAATGCAGTCTGCCGCAGTAAATTGCTAGTAAAGATATGTTTGACTGCATCACTGGCATCTTTAAAGTCATTGGCATCTTTGCTGAGACTGATCTCTTCAGGTTGCCAGAAGAAGCCACGTGCAGTGGCTTCAAAGTCTGCAATCTTTTTATACTTGACTTCTTCAAAGCGTTGAATAGTAACTGGACCTGCTGGGTCCAGAAACATCTTACGATTTAAATAATCTGTTTTGGTGTTTAAATTGTATTGTGCTAGGCTCATTTTATAACACTATCAGCAGTTACTTGAATGTTGCTTATGCTCCAGTATGATCCTGTACTATTGCACAATGCACCCCACGGACAACTGTTGTTCCACCATGGTGCAGTGCTAGGTCCTGCTGGACTATAACCCTGCCAAAATGCTAGATTCAACCAGTAACCATTCTTCATGCTAGCCACTAATGAAGTCATGTCCACAGTACTGCTGCCCTCTGCACCTGATCCAACTGAACTATTGTATACCACTACACTTTTACCATTTTGTGAATATGTCACAGTCATGGTAGGAGTTGTTCCATATGTGAAATCAGTTACCATATCAAATGGTTTTGTCATATCAATAATACCAACTAGGCTATGCAATCCATTGGTAGTAGTAGGTGAACTGGTCATTGCTGAATAATTAAAACAACTGTTGTTGGCAGTGTCTGCAAACGAGTATTCATATCGTTGAGGAGCACTTGAACCACCTGTACCTAAATGCATAGTGGTTTGTGTAATCTTGTTACCATTGGTTTCTAAGAAATCAATTTCTTGGCAGTTCCATTGCGTACCATTTCCGCCTGCATCACAGTAGTTGGTACCCTTGGGTTGAACACTGGGCTGAACTGGATTTGACACCATATAGAAACTGGCATTAACATAGTTCTGTGATAATTTTGACAGGTCAACGGTTGCTTTGATTTGAGAGATATTAACATATCCTTGTTCTGATACAACTCTACCTGCTGCACAATTTGATCCTTCGCCAAATGTTACTGAGTTACCTGATATAACAGGATCAGTGCCGCACTTGTTGTAGTCCAGTACAAACGCAGGAGTAAATGTGTTTGATGTTGCAGTAGGTGCCGGTGTTTTACTACAAGCCGCCAATGCCAATATGCTTAATATAACTAATAATCTTTTCATGTTTTTCCTTTAAAGTTTACACGATTCGCAATCTTCTTCGTCGTCGAAGTTGATTGATTCCAACATGGTTGGAGCTTCTTCTGCCACTGCTTTACTACCTGCTTTGTTGATCAAACTGTAGTAAAAAGTTTTTAGTCCCCACGCATGTGATTGCATTAAATTTTTAGCAATCAATGTAGTAGGAACTTTACGATCTGGAAAATGTGCAGGATTATAAAAGGTATTGGTACTGATTGATTGATCAACATAAGCTGCAATCACTGCGGCTGTTTTTAAATACCCGTCGCAATCTTTCTGTTCCCACATCAGTTGGTATCGATTTTTCAACTTCTGATATTCAGGAACAACTTGTACAAATGATCCTGCTTTGGATTCTTTTACGCTGATCAAACTCATTGGCATTTCAATACCATTGGTTGAGTTAATAGCCACTGAACTTGATTCCACAGGAGCCACAGCACCATTGGTGGCATTACGCACACCATAAGTGATCATGTCTTTGCGCATGGGTTCCCAATCCAGTTCTGGAGAGAAGTCAGTTAGTTCATTTACCCCTTTAGCTCGCAATTCCCAAGGAAACATACCTTGCCCATAACGTGTGTGATCACTGCCCAAACACTTGCCGCGTTCTTTGGCCAGTTCAATACTCATTTCAGTGAGATAGAATGTTTGATGTTCCATCCAAGTTTTGAGTTCAGCCAATGAATCTTTTTCACCATACTTGAGATTGCGTTTTGCATGCCAATAAGCAAGATTAGTGATACCAATTCCAAGTGGTCTTATTTCATCGTTGGATAATTTAGACTGAATGCTCAAAAAGTCTTGGTAATCAAGGATGTTGTTAAGACTGCGGTGAAGTATACGGCAAGCCCTACGCATATCTTCTGGGTTTCGGAAAGCTCCCCAGTTAATGCTACCCAACGTGCAGAGAGCAATGCGACCATCAGGATCATCAAGACGTTTAAAAGACTTAGTAGGTAATAGGATTTCACAGCAAAGGTTACTCTGGTAAATGGTATGATACTCTGGATCAAATGGACCTTGATTCTGTACGTTATCAATGAACACTAGATAGATGCGGCCTGTATCAGTGCGTTCTTTCAGTATGCCTGATTTGAATACTTCTTCTGCACTCATTGTTTTTTTGCGAAGGTCTTTGCGCTTTTCATACTTGACGTAGAGTTCTTCAAACTGTTCCGTATTTTTATAGAAGGCTTCATACAAGTCAGGAACTTCATTGGGATCAAAGAAAGTTATGTTTTCTTTGTTTTTAAATCGTCTCCAGAAGAAAGCACTAAGCACAACCCCATAATCCATATGACGGACTCGGGTTTCTTCTGTTCCTTGGTTGTTCTTAAGTACAATAAGATCATCAAACTGATGATGCCAAATAGGATAAAAAACAGTAGCACTTGCATTACGAATACCTCCTTGACTGCAACTACGCAGGTCTCCAAACCACTTCTTTAAAAATGGTATCATGCCGGTATGCATGATCTCACCACCGCGGATGGGTGAACCTAGTGGTCTTAGTCGTCCAATCTCTAACCCAATGCCAGCACGTTTGCTGGCATACTTGGCCATCATTTCCCCACTAGCGAATATACTATCGAGATCATCATCGCTGCGAATAAGAACGCAGCTAGAGAATTGTTTAGTAGGAGTTCCAAGACCAGCGAGAACAGGAGTAGCAAGAGTAAATAAGCCATCACTTGCAGCATTGTAATATTCCTTTATATAACGCATTCTTGCTGAGTTTGGTTCTTCTGAGTGAAAAACTGTAGCTGCTGCAACCATGTATCGAACTTGTGGAGTTTCATAAGTTTCTTTTGTGGCACGATTCTTCACCAGATATTTTTCAATCAATTGTTCAATAGCAGCATAGCCGTATTGTTCGTCCTTGGAATGATCTATCATGTCCTGCATACGGTTCCAATCGGATTCGTCGTACCATTCCAATAGTTCAGGAGTGTACAAGCCCGTGGCCACGTTTTTCTTTACAATCTCATACAAATGGGGAGGATCATAAGAGCCATATACATCTTTTCTCAACATGCTGAGACGTTGTTTACCTGCCACATATTGATAGTTAGTGTGCCCAACATCAGGATTATGTTCTATATCGATCAAGTCCACAATGGCTCGTAGTGTGATACCATCAATTTCTTTGGTAGTGATGCCATCATAAAAGTGCATCTGGGCTTTGATTTCTATCATGCTTTGACTTACATCTGCAATGCCTGCACATACTTTGGCAATTTGGGTTTGCCACTTTTCTAGGCTTAATTGTTCTTTTCTTCCGTTACGTTTAATAACTGTGATTTGTGTCATATACTCAATATAGTTGTTGTTTTACATCGCTCTGCGTGATGTGATGTCTATTCTGCTGTAGGTTAATATTTAACCCCGGAGCCTGGTCCCAATTCAATATATATTTCCCATTCTCTACTAGGACTAAATTGCCCCGATCTGATTCGATCAGCACAGCGTCTTGAAGATCGTAACGATCCAGCACAGTAATAGTATACAGGATTCCTAGCCCGCGAGCAAGATCACAATAGATGTTGTCGCTCAAAAGTTGCCAGGGATCTGGCCAATCCGCTTGATCGTCCCAGTGTAAATGATAAGCTCGCCAGGGAGTTTGTTGCCACCAGGAATTGATCTCCTCTAGGGCATCCGGCTTAGGCAGTGTGCAAACGCGATTTCGTAAAACGTTCCACGCTGCCAAACGTTGTTCAAAGGTTGAACACCACATCAAGCAAGTTTGGTTACCGAATAGTTAATAGTGGCTCCAATACCAGTGTTAGTGGTAGCAGCTTTCCAGGTTACAATACCAGCTGTTTCGCTGACACTGAAAGTAACACCAGGTGATGCATTTTGCACACCTGAATCAGATCCTTGTATATTTGTACCAGCATTGTCTGTTCCGGCCACAATGGTATACACACCAGTTCTGGTATTAACATCTCGAACAATAGTATAGTCAATCTGTACTGCTCTAATTGCTGTAGAATTAAATGTTAAAATGGTTTGATCGGCGGTGTTGTTAAGCAATGATCCAGTAGCACCAGTTTGTCGCAAATACGTACCTTGTTGTAGTTGACTGGCTGAATCAAATGCTATGTTGATACCGTTATTGACGTCGATGCGAGGATAAGTTCCAGCATACACTGTGGTACGTTGAAACATGTCACCAACGCTGACATTGTTTTGTCCTATGAAATTAATAACTGATGTTGCTGGCGATGTGGTTCCATTAAAGTGATTGCCCACATCATAAAACGTGTTGTAACCACTGGCATTCATTCCAGTACCAGCAGCAATTATAATACCTTCAGCATAGATGTTATCAAACACATTTCCTAAGAAACGGAATCCAGTAGGGCCGCCATTTACTGGAGAAGGATTGCCTAAAGACACACCTTGATAGTGTGTATCAAATGTACTTTCTGTAACCAATACACCTTGCACTTGATTGGGAGTCTCAAATGCCCAGGTAGTACCACCAAATGTACATCGACGGAAAGTGATGTTATTACAGATTAAACTTGCTGTGGAACTAAAATGCACACATGCTGTGCTATCAATTGCAGTTGTTAGATCAAGTTGGCCAAGTGATCCTGAAAAACTCACATCTGTGAATGTACACTGTTCGGCATCTTCAACCAAGAATATATCTGCTAGGCCATCGGCTTCAAACCCCATATTGGATATTGAAATATCAACTGGAGGTGTGGCACCATTGTTACCAATATTTACTCCTGTTTGCTGCAAGCTGTCGCTGTACACAGCCACAAACTGACTGGCACTGGTTGCATCTAATACAATAACGCTGGAGTTAATTCCTTCACCGCATAACAAAGCATAAGGTGGAATGTTAATCGACCCAGTGACCAAGTAGCGACCAGCTGGGAAAAATAACGATCTACGTATTTGTGGATTTGATTCTCTACAATACAGTTGAAACAATGCACGATTGATAGCGTCAGTATCATCAGTTACGCCGTCGCCCACAGCACCAAAACTCAGTACACTGGCAAATTGGTCTAGCCAGCTTTGCAGTGGAATACTAATTGGACTACCTGACGACGATCCTGTTTGTACTGTGTATCCAGCTGCTGTACCTTGGTAAGTGTATGCTCCGCCTACTAGCAATATGTCACTGTATTCAGTGAGAATTTCTGTATTGCCTATTACAGGTGCACCATCTTGCAAGGTTCCATTGCCGATGTATAATCGACGTTCGTCGATTGCCCAGCCTAATTCTGCGCCAGCTAGTTGTGGCAGATTTTCTGCTAGACCTTTACGATTTGTTATTCGTGATACTTGAACTATTGCCATGTGAGTCCTGATTCTGTGCTGTATTTAGCCAGAATCCGTCAGGCAACTAAATGTGTTTGGTATAGTATTCTTCTACCTTGCGCCACCATAAGTTACAATAACGATCGTATTCAGCACCTTCCAATACAAATTCTTGATATTGAGGTGGGCTTATAATATTGTGATTGGCGTCAAGATCAGGTTTCACACACATGAGAATCACTCCCTTGCGTATTTTTGTACCATGCAATTCATTGTGAGCTTCTGCATAAGCACATAATTGAACAAAGTAATCATCAATCCATTCACGCTTTTTTGGCTTGTTGGATTGTTTGTAATCCAAGATACTTTCTTCATTCAAGTGCAACCCTGCACCATCAGTGGTACCTGCATATATCTTAGGGAAATATAATGGTACTTCAATACCCCAGAATTCATTTACATTTTTCAATCCATCACGTATTACAGTCTTGGCCATTTCGTGACTGCTCCAGGAAAATGGATTTGTGCCACGTTCTTTAATTGAGCCTTTTTTCACATAGTCTTCAAGGTACGTGTGCATACGTGTGCCGCGATTGGCGGCTTCCGTAGTAATCTGTTGTGCCTTTTCTGCACCTACTGCACGCCGCCAATTGTGCAATGCAGCCTTGCTTTCTTCGCTTTTGGTCTTGTCAAGAATGGTAGTCACCGATGGCAACTTGTTTCCATCTGGTGTGGCATAAAAACGTTTGCCTTCTATTGTGACTCTAGGAATCTCTTGGTAATCAAATTTTGGATTATACATAATTATAGTCAATTATACACTTTAATATGGTGTATAGCAACTCTATATATGCTCGATTAGTTTTTAAATTCTGAAACTGAGGCCGCAGCCACAGCGGTCACGTTCGTTAGGATTGCTGAACTGAAATCCTTCGTTGAGCCCTTGTCTAGTGTAGTCTACTTCAAGACCTTGCAGATATGCACCGCTTTTGGGATCAACAAACAATTTACAGTTGTTAGAATCAATACATATATCGTCCGGTTGCACAGTGTCTACATATTCTAACACATAAGCAAGCCCAGAGCAACCTGTTGTTTTGACTCCCACACGGATACCAATACCGTGTCCTCGGCGTTGGATAGTTTTAGTTATTTTTTGAGCAGCGGTTTCAGTTAACGAGATCATGCTTGCTCTTGTAATCAATTATTGCTGCTTTGATCGCATCTTCTGCAAGTATTGAACAATGAATTTTAACTGGGGGGAGGGCAAGCTCGCCAGCAATTGCGCTATTCGTAATCTCTGCCGCTTGGGCAAGTGTCCGTCCTTTGACCCATTCAGTAACCAGCGAACTCGACGCAATCGCGCTTCCGCAACCATACGTTTTAAATCTTGCATCTGTGATAATTCCATCTTGAACTTTAATTTGCAACTTCATTACATCTCCGCAGGCAGGTGCGCCGACCATGCCTGTTCCGATGTCAGTGTCGTCCTTGGAGAACGAACCCACATTTCGTGGGTTTTCATAATGATCGATTAGTTGAGTTGAATATGCCATGAGTTTTCCTTACAAATTGTAAAGTATTTACTCCTATTGGTCAACCAGGCGCAGGGTTAAACGCTGCGATCTTTTTTCATTGCGGATTGTGCGGCTTGTGCCACAATATCTTGTGCTTGATTAACTGGCATGGTGACTGGTCCCGGCTTATCGCCGCCTTTGAATATTATTTCTGTAGCGTTGGGACTCATGGGTTCAATCAACCCACTCAATGGAGGTTGTCCAATTAAGGTTTGCAAAGTGTCGGGAGTGATATCTACACCCATACTTTGTGCTCGATTGATAAATGCCTGCACTGGCATTTGCATCTTGGCAGAAGTGTCTTGTGCTCTACCCACAGCAAACTTGGCCAAGGCCATGAGTTTGTCTGCGGTAGCATCTGCTTCTACTTC